TATCATTTTCTGTTTTGATAAATAATTGTTTAGTTGTATCATTAAATTCACCTTGTGGAATTTTATACCCAACATTACCAACCTCATCAAATGAACCAGCTTGTCCATCAAGTGCAGATTCAGATGCTTGTCTTACATTCTGAGCTTCAATTTGTTGTTGTTGTACTTCAATTTGACCTTGTAGAGCCTTTATAATATTGTTTAAAGCTTGAATTTGATTTCTTAGTGATTCTTTTTGAGCAATTAAACCTTCTGTTTGGGCTTTAAGAGAAACACGTTCAATCCCCTCTTTAGTTGATTTAATTACTGCCTGTGAGAAATCTTGTAATAACGCAACATATTGTTCGTTAATTTGTTGAGATTGGTTTTCAGCAACAGTTTGCTGTAATTTAGCCGCATCAAGTTCTATTTGTAATGATTCGATTAGAGCACGCAATTCTGCAATAATAGATTCTAACTCTAAAACTTTAGCCTCCAATTCATTAATTTGAACACCACGTTCATCGTATAATCGTCTTAAATCATCATATAGTGGTTTAGGAACTACTGGTGGTTTAACTTTTTTAGGAGGACCAATAAGCTCATCAACAACAGTATCAACTGCCTTTACGAGTTCTTCTTCATTATATTTTGGCTTTTCAATTCTACCAGTTAATTCACCATCTCGTTCACCTTTAATATGTGGATATGGTGTATCAACTGTTTTTTTAGAACCAATGGTAAATGTATGATTACCCGATACCTCGTTTTTGGAAACGATAGCACGAGAACCACTACTGATTAACTCACCTATTCTAAATTGATTATCTATTGCCATTTATTACTTTTCTATTGTAAAAGTTAAATCTTTATCTTCAAAGTATTCAATTACTCCATCTCTTTCAACTTTGATTTCTAAGTAATAATCTCTTTGTGTTTCCCAATTTTTTAAATTGAGTTTAAAGAAGTTACCATTTGAATCACATGATACTTTTGTGTAATCTGAAAAGGGAATAATCACCTCATCCGTAATTACATCTTTCACTTGATAATAAGTAGTTGACGGTAAGAATTTCACATCGTTGTAAGCATATAGATTAGTATATGTTTTAAGTGGATACTTCTCTCTACCGAACACTCTAATCTCAGGTGAACTACCAACCTTATATCTTGTTTTTAATCTCTTAAACGTTACGTGAATATCATCAGAGGTAAGTTCAGTAAGAGAACCGGTCTCAAAGGTAGAATCATCCCAACCAATTCTTAATTTAGGTTGATAGATTGTATTAGTTTCTTTACCAAAGAATTTTAGTTGTCCATAATCTTCAGTATCATTTTCTAAATTAGAATCGTGTTTGATAATCCAACCATTGTTTGGTAGTGAACCATCTAACCAAGATTGTAGTGGAGTGATAACATCCATAACTACATCTGAAGTTTCATATGAGAATGATTGAGTTGCAACTGATGAAGTGTACCACGTACCACCTTTACCATTAAAGGAACCAGTTACACCACTTTCATATATACCTTCTAACCAATCAGTTCCTGTGGTTTTTGTATTCCAAGTTACACCATCGGTAGAAATCTCATCGAAACGAGTTCCGATTCCCATATCCCAATCTTGATAAATTGGATGTGCGAATATTGTATAATCAACAGGTATTTCAGAAGATTCACATTCTCTTAAAATTAACTCCGCCGAACTCATAGTTACCTCACCACTTACAAGTGATGATGATAATGAATTGGTATCAAACTTAATTAATGAATGTGCAATATCTTTTAAGTTTCCATAATAAGTTTTGGAAACTTCTAATATCTCATCTAACCCAGTATTCTGACTAGGTTGTTGTAAGTATATGGTTGCATCTTTTGATGCTGTTAAAAATTGATACATTAAACAACCCTCCCTTTTATATCTTTATTTGGATACTTCACTTCAAACACCGAAGGGTCTAATGAAGGATATACCATTTTATTTTTAGTTGCAGCTTCAATATTATAAGATATATTTGAATAACTACCTTTGCAATTATTTACAACTACACACTTAGGTACAGATTGAACCCCCTCAACTCCTGCAATAATTAATTCTAATTCGGAAAGGTTTATTGGCATATTGAACGTCCAATTATCAATGTTAAAGTAATTTTGTACTTCAGATATACACTTAACAAGAACTTCTCGTTTATTATACCCACCATATACACGAATTTCAAAATCAACACCAATATTGATAATAAATCCATTTAATAAATTTACACCATCAGTTAACAATCGATATTCACCTAAGTAAGTTTTTAGGTTTTCTTTAATCGCTTGATTAAGTGTAGATAATTTTTTAGTAGAATCATACCCAAGAACATATAAGTTAATTGCAAATGGATTATTCTTCTCTTTAGAATCAGATTGTTTTCCTGATAAGAATGTATTTACTTGATTCTGTATTTCTTTTTCAGTTATACCTTCTTTTTCTTTTAATGATAATACTAACTCAGTAAATTGTTGTAAAGAGTTTGGGTCTGTTAGAATCGATGAAGGTGAATTATTATCCAACTCCCCATCGGGTGCACAATATACTTTTGCAATACCACCATATTTTGCCGGTAATGATAATGCTCGTACCTGATAATCCTTACGAGTTACAGCTCTGTTTTGTGAACCAAAGTTAGCCAAAGAGTTTTCTCTAATTTCATCAATCGTTTCCGCACCTCTACCGCCCGTTGCTGGTTCTTCGTTTTCAACTGCAATTGATGATTTGTATGAGTTATATACTGATAATTCATCCGCATCAAAAATAGTAGTATCTTCGTCATATTCTATACTATCTATCGTTGTTAATTCACCCGCACTTACATTTGATTCAACACCACCGCCAACTAAATATCTAACTGTTAATGTTGTATTTGCTGGTGTCTGACCATATGATTTGGTTTTTAAAAAATTAGAAGGGTCGAATGATGCTCCAAGATTATCAATAGATGAATTCAATCCTAATCCAACATTTTTAAAATTAGGTATTAATGTTTCATCTGATGTAGTAGAGTTACCTCCACCAAATACTAATGATGTAGTATTATCTTCATTTACTTGAACCGTAAATCTTCTTGATGTTTTTGTTAATTTTAAAATACTTGGAACCGAATCTTTAAATTGTGCTAAATCTTTATCATATTGTTCTGTATTGGCATAATCAACATAAACCATTTCTTGTGCAAGATATGGTACTTCATACCATTTGTTACCACTTGTGTCGCGAACATCGTAAATTTGAATTACATTGTTATCTCCAATTTCTATTTTAGAAAACTGTTCAGCACTTGTAAATGTTTTTGTAACACTTCTTAATTCTGCAGAAATAGCATTTACATATTTCTTAATAAGATAATTTGCAGGGTATCCTTGACTATCACGATTATATATGGTTACTTCTCTATCAGTATCATCTGAAAAGTCTACCAATTCAGTTGTTCTAAATGAAACTCCCGTATTGGAAACTACACTCATTCCTTCTTTAATTCTTAATAGATAATCAGTATTGGGTTCTGGATTTGTTTGTGCATTTAATACACCAACTCTTTGATAAATTGCTAATTTAACAACTGCAGGTGAAGTTACTTTTGGTTTATATCCTAAATATTGTGATAAAGCCATTACGTTAGCTTTATCTTCTGCAGTTGTCATTAATGATTCTTTTAAAGTATCATCAATATAATATCCAAGAACATCACCAAGATATGATGCCATTTCTATGAACATCATACCAGGTGAAGATTCGTTAAAATCAGTATAGGTTTGTGGAAAATATGTTTTAGAGTATTCAATTAGATTTTGTCTGAATTGTCCAAAATCTTTATTAAGATACTTTATATCCCTACCTTTATTTTTTTTATTTGTACTATTAAGTGCCATATTGTATTATCCCTGTACTGTAAAGGTTATTTCTTGTGTTTCTATATCATTACCAACTGTGAATTGTATGCTAACATTTGCTGTATGTCTATCTTTCATTTCATCACTCATATCAACTTCAATTGATTCTATGGTAATATATGGTAACCAAAAATTTACAGATTGAGTTATCATTTCTTGTAACCTACTCTCATACGTATCATCAAATGGTTCGAATAATAGTTCATGTAACCCAGTACCAAACTCAGGTTGCATTACTCGTTCACCACGAGCAGTTAACATTAAATTTCTAAGATTACTCTTAGCAGCATCATAGGAAGTAAAAGTTTGTTCAAACATAACCGCACCACGTTTGGTAGGAGATGCAATTCCATATGCAAAAGAATCAAAATCCGATTCAGTATCCTTTACAACTTTTCTACCAATTACGTAAGCCACTTATACTCTCCTATCTCTTGAACTTTTTAACAAGTTCGGAATTATCTCTATTCAATACTCTATCTAAAGCTGCTAACCCAGTTGATACACCTAATCCTTTTTTAGGTGCACCTTGTGAACTTACATCACCATATCCCATTTTATGAGCCATCTGTGCCCTTAGAGCATCAGTTCCACCTGCACCAAATGATGAACCCATATTAATTGTTTGGTCAATATCTGGTTCGGCATCCATGTAAGATGGTATGTGTGTATTTTCTTGAATTTGTTGTTGTGGTAATCTATCTAATACCGATGCACCACCACTACCAACTTGTCCACCACTTCTTTGTGCTGAACTAAATGGTTGTGTTTGATTCAGTATATCATTAAGAACTGGGTTCTTAGTGAATTTTCTTTGTTCTTGAACTTGTGTTCTTTCTTGTTGTAGAACTTGATTAGCTGCTTCGAATGGGTCTACCTCCTCAACCACTTGAGTTAGAGGGGCAGATACACCTCCCTTCAACTCCTTTAAATGTGATTTTAATTTAAGGTTCACTTGCTCTTCTAAAATCTTTGGAAAGGTTTTAGTTAAGAATTGTTCGTGTTTTTTAGCTACTTCAGCTTCTACGATTACTTTAATTAGTTTTGCTAATTTCTTGGAATCCATTTTAATTGTTTTGTTATTATCTTAATATAAATATATTCTCGTTGAGTTTATAGTATTTTAGCTAGGTAGTGCATATCCCGTCAATTGAATAAATCCAGGTAGTGGTGGTATAAGAGGAAATCCAAAATACAACGAAACGGTTGATGCCGAAAATTGTATCGATGATAAGTGAGTTTGTGCGTAGATGATAAATAAATCTAAGAACTTACCGGCATCATCTATTGGTTGCTCTGGTCTTGTTGTTGGCCATTTTCCTGGATTAGATACCACACCACTTGTTAGTGAAATATTTTGGAAAGAACCCATTACTGGTATTTGTGGTGGTACTTGAACTAAGGTTGCACCTCCCCAATAACCAATGATAGCTTGACCTATATCTTTTAACCATGTATGTTTACCAGTTTCACTTTTAGTAAATGCAATTGCACATGCAGCAATCATTAACTTTTCCATTACCTCAGTATTACCTGTTGCAACTGGTAAAGGAGCTCCACCAAAACCACGAGTAGTGACGGAACCCGTTTTCATAGCCATATCATATGCAGTAGTAAATTGTTTTGCAAACGCCTCTTTGGATTTAACTCCATTGGGATTATCCATGTAGGATTTCATCATATTTTTAAAGATATCCCAAGACATAATTTATTCTGTGTAGTTTAATGTAGAAAGTGCATCTTGCAACTTTGACTTTATATCATTAAAAGTTGAACGATTTGTAGGACCAACTGCAGAAGGACCTGCTGGTGTGTTATACACTTGTTGATTAATTGCATCAATAAGTTCTCCTAACAATTCTACCAAAGTATTTCCCCTAACTAAAGGTTCTTGTGTTTCGGTGGTATTTAGTAAGATATTACCATCACCAGTAATAATTGTTAAATCAGAATCGTTTCTATCAGTAGTAATGTTTACATCATCACCGAAATCTAAATCTGCACCACCGTTACCATTATCAATTGTAAACTTACCATCGGAAATAAATCCATAATTTCCTTTAGAATAAAAAATCATCTCCTGTGATTTGGCAGATATTATAACTCGTTCTGAGTTCAATAACATTTGGTCAAACCCTACATATTCCTCGGGTAATTCAAACTTAATTGGGGTAGTTTCAAAATCAGAATTACCACCATCATCAACAAGACCTGGTTGGAAATCTAATTTATAATCATTAGATGATAATAAAATAGTAGAACCATCTTTATTTATATCCTCTTCAACTAATTCATTTTTCTCAAGGGTAGACAAACTTTCATCATTCTGTCTATTTCGAATAATAATGGTTGGTGAAAATAAATTATCTGTATTATTATATCCACTAAAACGAATTGATTGACCAAATCGTGATTGTATAACTTTATCACCTTCATATAAAACAAGTTGATTTATATCAGTAGGTTCAAAATAATCACCTAATTTTGCTTTCCTCTCAGATGAATCGGATGATGCTGCAGGGGTTTTAGTTTGTGATACTTCTTTGTAATTACTTGCTTGATTAGAAGGAGTTTCGGTATTTGGCGATAGTGTTTGTAACTTATCTTCTTGAGAATTTCCTCGATTGATATCCCTATTAGGTATTCGAGTATAAAAGGGAGTTCCCCCTAAATATATTAATGCTACAGTTTCACCAACTAATGGTAATCCTTCCGATGGGTCGAATGGTGCGTATGGTTCTCCATCAGAATCTGCTGAAGAAAAATCTGTGTGTTTCCTGATAATTGCATGACCAACGTAAGAATCGACAGGTTTCGGATTAGTTTCCGAGTCTTGAATTTCAGGAATAAATACATCATCTGCATTTAAAATAACATGAGATACTACACCTGAATTATTTTGTTTGGTGTTAGATATGACACCTTGGTATCTACTACGTGATGATGCTTCCTTTCTTCCCATTACTTACCTACCTTTTGTTTTAACTCCTCAATTTCGTTTGTAAGTTCATCTACTTTTATATCTTGTTCATCTGCTACTTCATGAACCGTTTCTTCTAATTCTTTAAGAAGTTGCTCTTTTTCTTCATTAGATAAAAAACCAGCATCACCTTCTGCTTTGTGTTGTGCTCCAATAATTCGTTGAGCAATTGCTGCCATCTTAACAAGTGAATCATCATTCTTAATAGATGAATCAATTAAATCTCGTATAATAGGACCCATCACTGCCATATCACCTGAATGACGAATAAGCTTTTTCATCTCAGCAATCAATTCAGATATACGAAGTTTCTTTGTTTGTTGGTTATCGTAGATATCTTTAAATAAACCACCCAAGTTCTTTCCTGGGAATAATTCAAAATCTGTACTCATATTTTAATACATTAGTTCATTGTATAAATATAGTAAAACAAAAAACCCTCCGTATTGGGAGGGTTTTATCATAGTCACTTTAATCTACGACTATGGTTTATCATTAGATGCTAAACGTGTTTCTAAACGTTGAACCTTTCTACGGAGTTGTTCCATCTCTATGTAAGAATAAGTATATCGTTTGTCACCTTTTGGTTCATACCAAACTAATTTTCCCATATCGTATTTTGCTTTCGCGTAATCCGATTTCCAAATACCATCTTGTACGTATTTGTTTCCATTGTAAATTAAGGTACCCTTTTGGATTCCATCGTTTACTTTAATTTTTTCTTTGATTACTTCTATCTCTTGTGAGAAAAGTGCCGTTGAGATTAGAAGAAATAATAGTGTAGTTAATTTTCTCATAATAAATCCTCTTTATTATAAGTATATCAATGTTAAGAAAAGGTTAAGTAATGTTAAGAGAATGTTATCTAATCTTCTTCTTTACGATATAATTACCAAGAACTAAGGTATCCATTTCACAATCTAAGAAAGTTTTAATAGCCGTTAGTGGGTCTAATACCATTGTCTGGTCTTTCAAGTTGAATGAAGTGTTAAGAACCATTGGATAACCATTATCCGCTTGGAGTTGTTGTAGTAACTTATACATTCTTCTATGGTGTTGGTTAGATACTGATTGTATTCTAGCCGAACCATCTACGTGAGTAATCGCTGGTAAATACTTTTGATGTTCTTCTTTTACCTTTACCACTTGGTTCATATAAGGAACCGTTTTATCGTATTCGAAATAACGAGTTTGTTCTTCTAACTTTACCATTGGTGCAAAAGGTCTGAATCCTTCTCTCTTTTTAATCACACGATTTACTCTTGCCTTCATTTGTGGGTCACATGGATTTGCAAGTATCGAACGATTACCTAATGCACGAGAACCAAATTCCATTTTTCCTTCGAACCAACCAATTACATTACCTTCAGCAATTTGTTTAGATATAATAGGAATTAATTCAGAATCAATTTTATAAACACTATAAACTTCTTTCTCCATTTCTTTCAATGCAGATTCGATATTTTCACGTGAATAAGAAGGACCTAAGTAAGGATTAACATTATCAATTCGTGGTGAGTTAGGATTGGTTCTATAAAAGAATTCTAATGCACAACCAATAGCAGAACCAGCATCAGATGGTGCTGATGGAATCCATAATTGTTTGTATAAAGATTTCTCTAAGATTTTCCCATTAGCCGTTCCGTTGTATGCACATCCACCACTTAAACATAAGTTGTGATTGGAACGTGATACATATAACTTATCAATCAAACGAAATAAAAGAAATTCGTATTGATGTTGTAAGGTTGCTGCTAAATCTTTGTGTTCTTGTGTAAGTTCTTCTTCTGGAAATCTATTTGGTAAATCAAATAATGAAGATAACTTTTCATTAAACATATGGTCATCAGACCAATCGTATGTAAAATATTTCATATCCAATTCAAAACCACCGTCTTTAGTAGTAGTGTAAAGTTTCTGAAATTGTTTTAAATAAGTTTCGTGATTTCCATAAGGAGCTAATCCCATTACCTTATACTCTCCTTCGTTTGGTTTGAATCCAAGAAAGGCAGTAAATGCAGAATATAACATCCCCAATGAATGAGGGAAATTAATCGATTGTAGAGGGAATAATTTATTTCCTTCTCCATAGTATAGAGAAGTTGTTTCCCACTCTCCTACGCCATCTACTGAAAGAATAGAGGCCTTTTGGAAAGGAGAAGTATAGTAGGAATATGCAACGTGAGATAAATGATGGTCACCATATTCAATATCTACATAAGGATGAGTGATATCAAGTATCTGTTGTTCGATTTCTTCGAACTTTTCTTTATTACGTTGGATAATTTCTAAACGATGTTCTTTTTCTGATTTAGGACCACGTTTAGTTGATTTCTCAATTCTATCTAATTTTAATTTAGGATTATCATAAAATACAACATCGGTAATTTCTCTACCATCTACGTTGAATTCTTTATATAACCAATTGATAGTATTGGTAGGGAAGGATGAATCATGTTTGATACCTGTGAATCTTTCTTCTTCACATGCACCTAAAACTTTTCCATCTTTAATTAAGGCTGCAGCTGAATCATGATATCCACATGATATTCCTAATATATAACTCATTTGGTTTTTCTTTATATATAAATATATTTAGATTTTAAAATTAAATTTATAAAATACTATTATTGAATTGAGAGTATTTTATAAAAAATCTTCATCTATGTATGGATTAGAATCTATATAATCATCTTGAGTAGGTGCTTGCCAAAATTCTTTCTTCTTTGGTTCTCTAAATTCACCATGTTCAAGATAATCATTTAACATTTTTTTCTGATGTATCTTCATTGTATTTACAACTTTGGTAATGTAATGAGTTTTACAATCTGTCATTTCTCTTACCAAAAGATAAAGATGTTTTTTATTAAAGTTTTCGATATACTCACTTCTACGAAATAATTCAAGAATAGCATCTGCAATTTGTAAATCACGTTTCTTAGTAAAAATAGAATTTAAATTCTTATCCCAATATGAAATCATAATATCTTTAAATTCTCTAAACTCACCTGCTTCAGTTGTATCATCAAAATCATTTTCAGGATTCCAAGTTTCAGGCATTTCAGAAATCAAAGCATTCTGTTTCCATCTTTTGTAATTACCATTGTTAGCTAAAATCAAATGATTCTTGGCAATGATAGTAAAATAAGAAAAGGCTCTACCTTTATCTGGTTGAAACATATGCATCTTTTCTACCATAGTAGATACTACCTCAGTTTGCATATCCTTTTTAGGAACATCAAAGTATGAAAACTTAAATGTATTAATTACATTCTCTGCTAGTTTTTCAAATGGATGTTTAATTCTTTCTTGATAAATTTTAGACCTTTCTTTTGGGTCTTTACATGCATTGTATTCTTCGATTGCTTCTTGTGCAGGTGTACCAAAATATATTTTGGATTTCTTTTTTCTTGGTCTTGGCATTATTATAATTGTTCGTTTAAATCTTCTACTATTTTTTTGAGTTGGTCAAAAGTTACACCAACCTCATCATCTTTTTCAAATGCTTGTCTTGTATCAATCTCTTGCATTTTCTCAAGAGCAGTTAATACTTTAGATTGGGTATCTTTAATAGTCCCAACTAATCTATCCTCAAGTTGTTCGTTCTGTCTTAGTAGATTCCGAACACCTATAAGGAATAATAGATTAACTACACCTGATGTAATCAATCCAATTAAAATATAATCCATATTATTCTAAATTTAATTCATAACCTGAGAATACTTTCATATAACGAGTAATAGGTGTTCCATTACCATCTTTGAAAACTTCTCCCTTTCTAAACCACTCAATCACATTACCAGCTCCACCAAGATGTGCAGCTGCTAGTACACCACTTTCGGTAACATATACTCCATGTAATATTGTGTTATTGTATTTCCTAATATATCTTCTAAGAGTTCTCTTATTAGATTTAAGTAACCTCGTCATTGCCTCTTCTTGTAAAGTAGGTGAAGATAAAAACTTCTTCTTAGTAGTTTTAATACCGATTGATTCTAAGGTAGATAAGTGAAATTGGTATCTACCCATATAACCCCAACGATTTACTATTTCATATCGATTACCACTTTCAAAGTTACCAATGTTTCTTAGAAAAGAAGTATGATCTTTCAAATTGATTTCAACTTTAGGAACCTCTAACTTTGGCATAATAACTTTGATTGCCTTTGGTTGTGGTATTTCTATTGGAGTTTGCCATTCTAAAATTACTTCATGGGCCTTGAATGCCATTAGAAAAAATGATATGGTAATGATAAATGATAAAAAAAAGTTTCTCATATGAATAGTTCCTTGATAATACTTCGTAACAAAGATACGAAATTATTATTACATAACCAAATGTTTCTTCAGATTTTTAACATTCTCCTATGGGACCGAAGTGCAATGCCCCAAAATCTATTTCAGATTTTTGTTGTTCTTTGATTTCTTCTATGTATTTTTCTTGGTCTAAAATATAATCATCGATGACTCTATTAAGTTCTTCATCAGTAATTACATTTTTATCCACTAAAATATCACATAGAGCATCGATTATAGCACCTTGTTGTAGAACTTGTCTTGCTAAATCTTTAATTATTTCTTGTGATACTGAGCTCATCTAATAAATCCTTTAGTGTGTTAATATCTTCATCTCCATAAATTATATCTCCAAATCCTCTTTTTATAGAATCTGGATGATAACCCATGGCGTACGCCATTCTTACACACATAACCTTGTACTCTGTGATATTCATATCATCTGGTACGCTTAATTCGATTTCATTAGCCTCTCTATTCTCCTCAATGAAATCTTCCTCTGTATATCTAAATATAAGTTTTCCCATTTTTAATACAAATTATAAGATTTCACATCCGATTGCAAGTAGTGGTTCTGCCTTCTTGTACTTCATAAATTCAGTTTTACCATCAGGTAATTTTACCATTACTCGTTCGTTTCTACCATATTTTTTAGGTGCAGTTACAGTTGCAGTATATCTTCTAACTTTATCGGTGATTAGAATCCCATTAAGGTGGTCTATCTCGTGTTGAGCACAAACTGTTTCTAATAACCCCTCATCAGAAAAGAACTCGTTAGAATCCTTCCATTCAGTTGAATCAGGTGAGAAGATTACAGTTCCTAAGTTATCACACTCAACTGTAAATGATTTGTGTCTAACTGTCTTAACAGGTTTCTTTAATGTTTTATCCAATGATAAACATTGTTCTACATACGCAACAGTTTCTTTAGAAACTTCAGTTACAACTGGGTTGATTAGAACTAATGGTTCTTTTACATTGATTACACATGCACGAACATCTAAACCAATCTGATTAGCTGATAATCCAATACCACCAAATTTAGCTAATCCTTCTAATAGTTTTGTAGAGATATCATCAATCTCTTCTTGTGTCATTGGTTTACTCACTAATGGAGTTTTTAATTTACTCGGATTCTTTATAAGATTCATCATCAAATATTGTTAATTGGTTTGTA